TGGGTGCCCGAGTTGGAGTACCTAATGGACACTCCGAACAGGTCGTACACGGGGTCGCCAGCGCCGTACTTGGAGTGCTCCAAGTCAGCCCGTGAGCCGAGTAGTTCCGGCATAGCGTGGCTCTTCCCAGAGCCACGCTTGCCAGCCTTGTTGGTTGTTGCCATGTTCAGGCTCCGAGAGTCCGCTTGATGGCGACGCTGTCCACCAACTGCTCCACCAGAGTGGGCAGGGTGACCATTGCCGAACGGGTTGCGTCCTTGCTGCGCTCGTAGAGCCTTGCGAACTCCACGAACGAGCGGATGCTGTACCTGTCCTCGTCGTTACGGGCAGTCACCGTTGCGGCGAGTTCCCTCAGGTACTCCGGCAGAGCCATGACTGCGTCGAAGTGGGGCTCGGTGATGTTCACCCGCACCACGAGACGGTCAAGGATTGCCTGCCCAAGGTCCTCAGGCTCGCCGTTCATGGTCGCCACCACCGAGAAGTTGGCGTGTGGCTTGACCACCTCGCCAGTCTCTGGGTTCTCCCACGACGATGAGTCGCCAGTGTCGATGAGTGCCATGAGTCGGCTCTCAACATCGCTGTTCACTCGGTTGATTTCGTCCACGACGAGCCTTGCGCCCTGACGCCAAGCCTTGATGCCGACGCCCTCACGGAAGCGCCAGATGCCGTCGTTGCCCTGCTTCATGCCACCGATGAGGTCGCTGTCTGTCATCTCTTCCGTACAGATGAGCCGGTAGGCAGCCTGTCCGTTGGTGTGGTAGTTCATGCCGAAGTAGGTCTTCCCAGTGCCAGGAGGCCCGTAGAGAAGTACCCTGCCCAGTCCGTTGGAGAGGGCGAATGTCGCCATGTCCCAGCCGGTCATGGTGACCGGCTCGTTGCTGATGGTGATTCCGTTCACTGTCTTGTCCTCCATTGTGTTGTTGGTTGGTTACTTGCTCTGTCCGTAGTCGTAGAGCCGCATGGCGACCCACCCGACCATTCCGATGACCAATGCCGCATAGCACGAGCCAACGAAACTGTTGTGCTGTACGGCTGGGTAGCCGTAGATGGCGAGCATGGGCACCGTGAACAGCACCATCGTCATGTCTCGCTCCTGCTCTACGGCACCCTCTGCCGTAATGGTTACTGGCACTCCCATCGTCATTGCTTGACCTCCATTGTGTTGTTGGGTTGGTTGTTTCCCCCCACCCCAGCCGCAGGGGGATACGGCTGGGGTGGGAAGCCTTGTCGCTCAGCGAACCTGGAAGGGTTGCCCCGCCTTGGTGCTGACGGTCATGAGCCGAACATCGTCTTGCGCGATGCCAATCATCTGGAGATGAGCCACGAGTTCCTCAAGAGCGAACTGAACCTCAACGACCTGAGCCGCAAGGTGCCTGCCCTCGATGTACTCTGGGTTCTCGTCTGCGTTGGTGACGATTTCCGTCGTGACGAACTTGTCCACGACGAAACTCAGTCGCCAATGCTGCCTGGTCTTCTGGGTTGCGACACCCATTGCCTTAGCGGCGGCTTCGGTGCTCGCCGCGTCGGGGAAACTGTTAGCGGGAATGGCTGACCTCCTTGGGTTGGGCTGTAAGCGCCGCTCTGGCGCCGTCCCCACCATGCCCCGTCCGACCGGCGTCCGTCAAACGAACATCCGTTCGCCCGTCCGCCGCCCCGCCCCGCCCTAGCCCTTGTGGCGGTGGCGGTAGCGGTAGCGGCGGTAGGGGGTGCTACTCCACTTGCTTGATGATCTCTGCGTAGATCTCAGGCTTGTGCTGCTTCAGCAGCGGTGGCACCACGTAAGAGAGGATCATCTGATCCGCCAACTTGCCCATTCCACTCATGCCCTCGACGTCATCCGTCATCTGCCTGTCGTAGATGTAGTCGAGGCGCTCCGATGCACGGACAACCTCGTCCTTGTCGATGAGCCTGGTCACTGCGAAGATGCCGGTGCCGCAGACCAGGACGCTGAGTGCGACGTCGTCGCCATCTGCATCCAGGTTGTCCTTGTCCTTGGCCTTGCCCCCGCACCTGAGTATCAGACCGAGCGCCTTGTTCTCGGCGATCTCCTTGCACAGTGCCGGGTCCTTGAGCATCGAGTACACGTCGTCACCCACCGTTCCGAACGGGGTGATGAGGAGACCCGCAGTGTCCTTGCTGTCGACCATCTCGGTGACCACGTAGAGTTGGGCGTCCCCGTCGGGGTCTCCCTCTGTCTCCCACATGGTGGCTTCGATCTTCTCGAAGTCCTGCCCAATCTGGTCGTATGCCTCGGCCGTGATGCCGGACTCAGCCGACTTCATGATCGAGGTGAGGTCGGGATGGATCTCGTCCAGCCCCTTGTATCTGTCTTCCATGATTCCTCCTGTGTTGTGGCGGCGGTCGCCGCCCCCCGACCATCGCCCGTCCGCCGCCGTCCGTCAAGCCGCGCCCCGTCCGCCCGCCCCCGCCCGGATGGGCGTGGGGACGGCGGCGGTAGCAGCGGTAGCGGTTACTGGTTCTTGCTCCTGTACTTGGCGTAGTCCTTGGCGCGCGCCACGTTCTCTTCGGGCAAGACGTTGGCGATGCCGACTGCTATCTCCGTGATCCACGTGGAGATGTGTGGCGGGCACTTCATTGCCAGCACGAGCACCTCTACGAGCACGTTCTCCAGCGTCTCCCTGTCCTTGTCCGACAGCAGTTCATGCATTGACCCACTCCATTCTCTGTTCGGCCGGGTTGCCCTTGCCACCCAGGCACGCACACGATACGACCTGCCGGTACACGGTGCCGAACTGGTGGAGCGGCTCGACGTACACCCACCCGCTGAAGCACTTGCCACACGTATCGCTGCCCTGCCTGCGTACCTGCCACTGCTTGAGCACCGCCTTGACGCGTGACAGGTTGGGGAACTTCTGGTCGTTTTGCAGCGCGTTGAGCGCCAGGTGTCCGTCGTGCTCGGTTGCTTCGAGCAGCGCCTCCTCCTTGGTCCATGCCGCCTTGACCGTGTTCCGTGCAATCGAATCCGTGGGGAAGAACCCGCACAGTCTGTCGATGAACAACTCGATGTGGCTCGGTGTCATTGCATTTCCTCCCTGATGATGATGCCCCGCTTGCGTGCAACTATACGCCGCTCGCGATCCGACTTGCCACCCCAGATGCCATGGATGACGTGGTTGTTGATCGCCCAGTCCAGGCAACGCTCCCTGACCGGACAGGTGTTGCAGATGGCTACTGCATTTTCCTTTCTAGCGGGTGAGCCGCCGACCGGCAGGAAGAAGATCTCCGTCGGGAGACCCTTGCATGCCGCTTTGTCGTGCCAGTTGAAGTCGTTGTCCTCCAACCGCATCAGTTCCTTTAGTTCCTCCAAGGCTTGTGCCCTCCTTTGTTCTTCCCTGTTGAATGCGCGCTTGCGCCTTACTTCCCCCGCTTTATCGGCGTCCATGGCTGCCACCCTGCGACGTCGTACAGCAGTTTCCCTGCCCTGAGATTGGTGAGTGGATCAAGGAGTTCCTCCTGTGTGCATACACCCATCCTCTTGCAGACGAGTCCTACGTATTCGGGGTGGTCTTGCTTCCAATGTACGCCGTTGATCTGGAGCAACCCGGTATCACTACGGTGGTACCAGACCACGACCTTGTACACGGAGCAGTCGGGTTTCACCCTGTCTCCACCGATCCTGTTTGGGCACCCACCTGATTCGCGCAGGATGATGTGGCCCAGTCGGTCCCACGTGTCCTCGGGCCACCCCGCCTGTGCCGCCAGTTTCGGCAGCCAGGAGATGTCGCCGTGCTTGAACACGATCTCCGTTTCGGGCACCACCGTCTCCGGGCCTGTTCGTGGCGGATAACTGGGCGTCGTTGAATAGACCCCCGCGCTTGGTGCCAATGCGGTCTCGGCGACGAACACCGTTCCGATCAGGCCCATCGTAAGTGCGGAGATGCACCGCAGTGCTACGAGCATTTGCTACCTCCAGTGTAGTTGTTGACCCAGGGTTTCACCCCCACCCGCACGCCAACCCATTGGCGGGTGGGGGACGACCGGTCCCACGTAAATGGAGAAACCGTGGGCACCCTGGTCCGGTCGTTACGCTTGTGACTCCAGCAAGATGGTAACGAGTTCAGCGAACTCTTCCAAATCCATGAGCACAATTCCCTTGCTGGTTCCGTCTGGCATGGCGACCATTACGAATGGACGAATGTCACCAGCCGCCTTTGCGGCATTGCTCTGTGCCTTCGCGTCTTCGAATCGTGTGCGAATCGGACCGACTTGCGCGCCTGCCTTGATCTCGGTACGAAAAGCGCCACCCCAGTTTTCCTCGTGACGGGTAAGATGACCACCCAGCCCAAGTTTCTTACGCGCTCGACGCGCCTTGGAATCGCCCTTTGACCGGTTCCTCTTGCCACGAGCCGCAGGGTCACCGCAACCTCGAACGCGACGCCGACCGTCACGGCCGGTACGTCCGAAGAGTCCGAACTTTGGGCAGCCTTCCACGTTGCACTTCTCCTGGTTTCCTTCACAATCGCCCTTTCGTTCGTCAGACACCTGGAATTCCCAGCGTGTCGTGCACCATCTCCATGCACCCGAGGTATCCGCACACATCGACTGCGCTGTCCCGGTGAAGGATGCCCTTCTCTAGGTTGGTGCGCAGCCGTGCCATCTTCACGGACACCATGAACATGAGCGCCTGGTCGAGCGTCAACTGGACGCCGGTCAGTGCCTTGAAGATCTCGATGACCTTGGTGTAGTCGTCGAGCGGGTGCGAGTAGTCCTTCTGCCGCGTACCGGTGATTAGGCGCTGTGCTTCCTGGAGGATGCTTTCTTTCATTGGTCCTGCTTTCACAGTGCGAACACCTGGCCCAGGAAGAACATAGCGAACATCCCCATGAGTATGCCCACGAGGATGCCGCCCACGAATACGGATGCGAGTTTGTCATCGGGGATCATGATGAGTAGTACCCGTTCTCTGCCAGCCCGTCGGCGATGAACTCACGGATGAGCGTAGAACGCGTCACCTTCTTGTCGTTCGCCATCTCCCTCAGCGACTTGATGAGGGCGGTGGGAATGCGCAGGGTGATGACCGTCATGACAAGGCGCGGGGTACTCATGACTTCAACGCCGAGATGACTGCCGACGCCTCGCCTTTGTTCATCTCATCGAACTTGCTGATCTCCCTGCCAATGATGCCAATGACCGCGTTGAGTTGCTGCTCCCTAGTCACCGCACCATCCTGTGCCAGCAGTGCACGGATCATGCCGAACTGCTTGGGTGATGCCAGGCCACCTGGGTCCTTGATCTCCACCGATCCAGTTGAGATCCGGCGCGGTGCCTGCTGCACGGTGCCGTTGAACTGCTCGGCAAGAACCTCGGCCAACTCCTGCGGCGAGGGCTCGTCGTTCCACCCTTGGTCCTGCGCGACCGGACGCTGCGGCGTCATGCGCTGCACTTTCTGCATCTCTTGCGCAGACGGACGGGCACCGGGCTTGTTCACTCCAAGCGGGCTATTCGCGATCATGCGTCCGATCGAGGACGTCTCGCAGTTCTCCACGAACGACGTCTTGTTCACC